GACCGTCTTTAGTTCCACATGCAGCGGTTGCATGAGTGCGATCCACTCGGCGTCGAGCGTTTTTTTCTTGGCTTGCACCGAGCGCAAGCGTTTACGTTCTTCACCCACCGCTTGCAAAATCTCACGGCGCTCAAGCGGGGTCATCTTGTCGCGCTCTCGGTTCAGTTTGATTTCCAACTCGCGTTGGGTGTACGACAGGTACTTTTTATATGATTGTTCCATGATTAGTTCCATTTACAGAGGGTGTTTTGGACACTTCGTCCGGCAGTATCCATGATTAGTCTCAACTATCCAGTGCCTCGGACAGTGCGGATTGTAGCACCGGTGCGGGTTTAGGTGCGACCCGTCCTATCTATCTATTGTTTTTAAAAAAGCTCTTACCCTTAAGACTTTAGACAAAGTCGGAAAAAAAGAAAAGAGGGTACACATATAGATACTTACTACTACTACTTAATATATATAAATATATAGATAGATAGGACGGGTTTAACGCCGACACTAGCAAACATGCGGGGTATACGCTGTCTTTGGGTATGGATAGTTGGGATAAATCATGGATAGTGCCGGACAGACAACTTTTTCGGGTCATTGTGACCCGTTTTAGTACTTGAGGTTGCGGTAGGCTAGGTTCTCGTGCCTTAGTTCGGCGATACGCAAGCCCAGTTCGGTGGCAAGGGGTTTGTTGCGGGTTGCCCATGCGATCTCTTGGCTATGCTTTAAGGCACGGTACTCGGCTACCTGCTGCGCGGTTAGCTTTTGGAAGTGACGCTTGATTTGCTTGGTCATGATGTTCTCCTTGAGGTTTCGGGTCAGCGTGACCCGTTTTTAGATTGAAGTGACGCGGGTGTAATGCTCTGCTTGGTCTTCGTACGGCATGACGAACGCGCAGATGGCCGTGTCTTTGAAGTCATACCGCGCCATGTCACCGTAGTTGCCGTTGATTCTGGCAGGCGGTAAGCCCATTTCCCGCCGGACTTTGCGGACTGCGCCCATGAAGCTGGATGCGTGGACTTTGAACCGGTGAACCCAGCAGTAGTTGGCTTCGCCGCCGAACGTGTCGGTGACTTCGACAAAGAAGATGGTTCTCATGATTTTTCCTTTCAGGGTTGAACAGGTGGAATTTGGGCTGGATTGGACAGGAAACGAAACAGCGGCCAGCCCTTCCGCTGTCGCGCTCGGAAAAAACGGGTCAGCGTGACCCGAAATCAAACAACGGCCTTCAGGAACGCGCGGCGCTGCTTCGCGTCGAGTTTCTCAAACGCTGCGATCAGGGCGTCAACAGGATCAGTCTTACCGCTCGACTTGTTGCCGTTGCTGCGCTTCTCGCCTTTCAGCGCGAGGATGATGTCGCGCAGTCGGGTCTTTGCCCATTCGTAGTTCTTGTCCTTCGAGTTCAGCATCAGCTTGCCAGTCGCGGATTCGTTGAATGTCGCGCCGGTGTACTCGCAGACTGCGCGGATGAGGTAAGGCCGTTGCGCTTCGGGTGTGTCGAGGCCGAGCGCGTGCATCGCGATGAGAGCGTCATCCTGTGCGTCGAGGTAACGGCGAACGATGACATTGACTTGTGACTGAGTGTTAGCTGCTTTCATGATTAGTCCTTTCGGGTTTGGGTTGAAATACCGGCAAAGCCCTTGCTCTGCCAGTGATTCCAGTATCGCACACCCCCTTTTCTATCGGGTTATTCGCCCTATTTCGGGTCAGAATGACCCTTTTTCACCGTGATTTTGGCCGTTTGCGATCCCCACCGTACCCCCACCACCCCAAATTGAAGCAGGGGGAGGGGTCGCCATAGAACACTAATCCCCTCCCAGACCCACAACCCCCGTTATCACCTAGACAACACCAAAAATTCCAGCTAAATTGTCAAACCTTGGACAACTACGGGCGAAAAAAACCCCGGCAGGGGAGTGCCGGGGCGAAGTGACGGTAGCGACCGCCAGGAGAAGCAAACATACAAAGGCGCGACAGCGCCGCTTGCACACTTGCAGAAACGACTATACACTGCGGCCAACGTGGTTTCAAGGGAACCATCGCATGTTGGACCATTTGATACATTTCACCCCAGACGTGGAGCAGGACTCCACGGCTTTCACACGCCTAAACAAAACCGATCCCGTCGATGTGATCGACGCACAGGTACAAACCGCTGATTGGTTAAAGAGTCTAGGTGCCGCAGGTAATGAAGTTGCTACAGAACTGGAAGCTGATGCTGCCAGAAAAGCTTTTGCCACTGTGGTTACAGCACAGCCCAACGAAAACGCCCATCAGGCGCTCGCACAAGTAAAAACACCCGCAGCAGTCCAGCATCTTGTTGGTATGCTAACGGCCTACGACTGGGAATTCATCCACCAAGCCAAAGAGCTGCGTGGGTACACCGTCGCTAAAATCTTGGAAGACACCAATCACCCCACCGCATCGGTGCGGCTAAAGGCGCTGGCCCTCTTGGGCAAGGTGACCGAGATTGGTTTGTTTACCGAGAAGATTGAAGTCAAGAAGACCGAGCTGTCTGACACCGAGTTGGAAGCCCGCATCAAGGAGAAACTTAACAAACTGGCAAAAATCGTAGACATCACGGACATCTCCGATGCCCAGATAAAAGAAATCGACGATGAAGCCAGTACTGAGTCCTGAAGAAATACAGGCGCTAAACCGCGTATTGCCTACGCTGAGTGCCCAAGAAAAGGCAGAACTGCTACAGGACTTGGAAGAACGCGCTGCACGAGCGTCAAAGAATATTGGCCGGGACTCCATGCTGGGCTTTGCCCTGCACGTCTATCCGGGGTTCAAGATCGGACCACATCACCGGAAACTGGCGAAGATTTTTGAAGATGTCATAGCGGGGCGTAAAAAAAGAGTCATCATCAACATCGCCCCACGGATGGGTAAATCCGAATTCTCATCTTATTTGTTCCCAGCTTATTTTCTTGGCAAGTTTCCCAACAAGAAGATCATCATGGGCACGCACACCGCCAGCTTGTCCGAAGACTTTGGACGGCGCGTTAGAAACCTAATCGACAGTGATGAATATCAAGACTTGTTTCCCGGGACGCAGATTTCTGATGACCAGAAAGCTGCCGGTAAATGGAGCACCTCAGCCGAAGGCCAGTACTATGCGGCGGGTGTGGGTGGCGCTCTGGCTGGTCGCGGCGCTGACCTATTCGTCATTGATGATCCTCATTCTGAACAAGACGTAAAGTCAAACTCTAGACTAGCGTTTGATACGGCGTGGGCGTGGTTCCAGACGGGTCCCCTACAGCGTTTGATGCCGGGTGGGGCGATCATAGTAATTATGACAAGATGGTCGCTGTTGGACTTAACAGGCCGACTGATTGACTACCAGACACGCAACCCAGAGGCAGACCCGTGGGAGATCGTCGAGCTACCGGCGATATTAGAAAAAGAACAAGAAGACGGTACCATCACGCAGAAAAGCTTGTGGCCTGAACAGTGGCCGTTAGAAGCGTTGGCGGCGAAGAAGGCCGGGATGGACCCACGGTTCTGGAACGCCCAGTATATGCAGCAGCCCACCTCAGAAGCGGCGGCGATCATCGCCCGTAGGCACTGGCGCATCTGGGAAAAGGACGATCCACCCCGGTGTGAGTACGTCATCCAGAGCTGGGATACGGCGTACGAGGCCAAGACTTCCGCTGACTTTTCGGCGTGCACGACATGGGGCATCTTCTACAACGAGGAAGAGAATGATGCGCCACAGTTGATACTGCTGGATGCGTTTAAAGACCGGATGGCGTTTCCTGAATTAAAACAAGTCGCCCTGAAACACTACAAGGACTGGGAACCCGATGCGTTCATTGTGGAAAAAAAGGCAGCAGGTGCCCCACTTATTCAAGAGCTGCGATCAATGGGCATCCCCGTCCAAGAGTTCACCCCCAGCCGAGGAAACGACAAGCTTGTCCGAGTCAACGGAGTTGCCGATTTGTTTACTTCGGGCAAAGTCTGGGCACCGGACACCCGATGGGCACGAGAAGTGATCGAAGAATTAGCAGCGTTTCCCGTTGGAGAACACGACGACTTCGTGGATACTACGTCGCAAGCATTGCTACGCTTTCGGCAAGGGGGGTTTATTACCCTCGACACAGACGAACAGGACACCCGATATTACGCGCCACGTAAGGCGGCTTACTATTAAGGAAACATCATGGCAATCGACAAAGGCTTAGATGCAGCAACGACCGGCTTGCCCGAAGAAGAGGGCGAAGCCATTGAGGTCGAGATCGTTGACCCTGAAGCGGTCAATATCAGCGGTCCGGGGTTTGAGCTTGAGCTGGCAAAAGTCGAAGGCGAAGAAGATTTTGGCAGTAATTTGGCCCAAGAGTTGGATGACGGTGCGCTGCAATCACTGGCAGAAGACTTGGTAGGAGACATCGATAACGATAAAGGCTCCCGCAAAGAATGGGAGAAGATGTACGTCGAGGGCATTAAACTCTTGGGGCTTCAGATTGAAGAGCGCACAGAGCCTTGGAACGGTGCGTGCGGCGTGTTCCACCCCATGTTGGCTGAAGCCGTGGTGCGCTTCCAGTCTGAGACGATCACCGAGACATTCCCAGCATCGGGTCCTGTTAGAACCAAAATCATCGGCAAAGAGACGCCACAGGTG